GGGAGAAGGAGAGAACATGACGAAAGAAGAATTTGAACAGGTTTTCACGGCGCTGGGGCTGTTCTGGCCACGGGAAACCGTTTCGGAAAGCCGGAAAGCGGCATGGTGGCTGGCGCTGAAGCCGTACCCCTATCAGGGCGGCGTGCGGGAGAAGATCATTGCCTATGCCCGGTCGCCGAAAGGGAACTTTTTTCCGGATGTGGCGGACCTGACGGCAGGTCTGACGCCGGAGATCACGGAGCCGGAGAAGTCCGGGCCGGACTGGATCGACGAGCTGCTGGAGAAACTGCCGCCCCACACGCCTAACCCGATTACCCGATATGCCTTCGAGCATGGGATCACCTGGGGCGAGGCGAAAAAGGCGTTGGAGGGTCGGACATGAGCAGAGAATCATTCATCATCCGCTATCCGGACACCGACGCCGGAAAGAAGGCGTGGAACAAGGCATATGGGCTGAATGCTATCTATGCGGGAAAGCACTGGTCGAAGCGGCGGGACGACGCGAGACTGTGGCACACGCTGACGGTAGGCGCTATCAACGCCGCCCACATTCGCACGCGGCCTTTTGAAAGGCCCGTAGTACTGACCTTTCAGTGGAATGACAGGCTGGATTGCTCCAACCACGCTTACATGGCGAAGCTGATCGAGGACGGCATGAAGGGTATTTTGCTCCACGACGACAGCCGCCGGTGGGTGAAAGGCATTGAGCATTATTTCCACGACAAGCCCTACATACGCGTGACGGTCACGGAGGTGGAACCATGAAAAACGGGATCTGGAAAGTGGAGACGGCGAGGCTTTGCTGGGCCTGCCAGATAGACATGATCCCCGAGTATATTATCCAGCCCACCCGCGAACAGCGGCGTGACCCGGTGCGGGATCGCTGGGAGAGCGGCGTGTGTGAGCGCTGCGGGCGGAAACAGAGCATGACCAAGCTTCGGAGGTACACGATGAACCGGGCCGGGCTGGTGGCAAGGGGGAGAGAAAATGGGTAAGCAGCATCTATCCCGTGATGAGCGGCTGATTATGCAAGGCCGCTTGAAGGGAACGCAGGAAAACATGGACATGGTGGCGATGGTGCTGATGGACAAATGCGGATGGCACGTCTTTGAGGAGACATCGGACAGCCGGGACACCCACAGCATCGCGTATCTGTATGAGTGCTTGGAGAAGCTGGCGGTGGAGATCAACGAGGGCCGCATCAAGCGGAAGCACATCAAGGACGTGCTGAAGGACGAGTGCGGCGTGGTGTTTGGAGATTGATATGATTTTTGCACAAGAGACGATGACCGGAGAGATCATCGTGGATAATTTCGCCGGCGGCGGCGGGGCGTCGACAGGTATCGAGATTGCAACGGGCATGGCGGTGGCGATTGCCATTAACCACGACCCGGCGGCTATTCTGATGCACAAGACAAACCACCCGTATACGGAACACTTTCAGGCGTCCGTGTGGGACATTGACCCCGTGGCCGTGTGCCGTGGCCGGAGCGTGGGGCTGGCGTGGTTCTCGCCGGACTGCAAGCACTTTTCCAAGGCCAAGGGGGCGGCGCTGGTTGACCGGAAGATTCGCGGCCTTGCGTGGATCACCCTGCGCTGGGCGGCGAAGGTGCGGCCCCGCGTCATCATCCTTGAAAACGTGGAGGAGTTCCAGACGTGGGGGCCGGTGCGGAAGGGCAAGCCGGTGAAGAAGCTGGCGGGTACCACGTTCCGGAAGTTCATCGACCAACTCACTGAGTTGGGGTACACCGTAGAGTATCGGGAACTGATCGCGGCGGACTACGGCGCACCTACCTCCCGCAAGAGATTCTATCTGGTTGCCCGCTGCGACGGGAAACCCATCGTGTGGCCGAAGCCCACCCACAGCAAGACCGGCGCGGACGGGCTGCCCAAGTGGCGCAGCGCGGCGGAGATCATCGACTGGAGCCTGCCCTGCCCATCGGTGTTCGCCACAAAGACGGAGATCATGGAGCGATACGGTTTGAAAGCCGTGCGGCCGCTGGCAAAGAACACCATGCGGCGGATCATCCGGGGTGTGGACAAGTTCACCATCCGCAGCGGCAAGCCGTTCATCGTGCCGACGGGGTACGGCGAACGCAAGGGACAGGCCCCTCGTGTACATGACATTGACGCGCCGGTTCCTACAGTGGTCAGCACCGGAAAGGAGAATCTGTGCAAGCCGCTGCTGGCTCCTGTGACAGTGACCAACACCAGCAACAGCGTGGGGGCAACGGTGGGAGAGCCGGTACATACCGTGACAACTGCGGGAAATCAGATGCTGGTGACGCCGAGCCTTGTGAGCATTGGACAGACCGGCGGCGGGGACAGGATCAGAGATATACGGGAGCCTGTTCCTACAACGGTATCGAAGCAAGAAGCCTGCCTGGTGGCCCCGGCCCTGATCCAATACCACACGGAGCAGACGGAGCATGTCCGTGCTTCCGGACTGGGAGCGCCCATAAACACTGTGGATGCCTCCAACCGCTACGGCCTGACCTGCGCCAATCTGGTGGAGTATTACACCGGCGGCAGGCCGCTGGATGTGCAAGACCCCATGCACACCGTTACCAGCCACGACCGTGAGGCGGTGGTTGCCGCCCACATTGCCAAGTATTACGGCGGCGTGGTCGGCGAAAAGGTGGGCGAGCCTTTGCCGACGGTGACGGCCATTGACCACAATGCGGTATGTGCCGCTCATGTGGTGAAGTTCAAGGGCGACAATGTGGGAACGCCGCTTTCGGAACCTTTGCAGACAGTGACGGCCAGTGCTGGGAAAGAGCGGGCGTGCAGCGGAGGGACATTCGCCGTGTGCAAGGCGTATCTGGCAAAGATGCGCAGCGGTGACGATCTGGGCCACTGGCCCGAGATTCGCGCCCTGCTGAATGAATTCTGCGGCTATGCGCTGGCGGATGATGATGTGTTGCTGCTGGAGATCGGCGGCGGCCTGTACTACATCGCAGACATTGGGCTGCGGATGCTGTCGCCCCGTGAACTGTACAACGCTATGGGATTCCCACCGGACTACATCATTGACCGCGATTATGAGAGCCACGAATACAAAAAGAGCGCACAGGTGGCGCGGTGCGGCAATGCGGTGTGTCCGCCGGTGGCGTCCGCTCTGGTGCGGGCCAACCTGCCGGAGTGGTGCGGCGTGACCATAACGACAATGGCGCAGCTGATGGACTGCGTGGCGGTGTGAGAGGAGAAATGACATGACAAGAGAAGAGATTGTGACCGCGCTGCGGTGCTGTGCAGAACCGGGGCGAGACTGCGAAGAAGATTGCCCAATGAACGAGATAAGCCGTGAGCCGTGTCGTAAAGTATTGGCTCCGGCCGCCGCTGACCTGATCGAGAACCAGCAGCGGGAGATAGAAGCGCTGCGGCAGGCCAATGAGGGGCTGCGGTTTAATCTGGCGGATGTCCAGCGGCGGGGTGAGGTCACCCCGCCCTACGGAATGGGTGCCGGGCACCCTGATCCGATTGGATTAAAAGGCCCGTTGGCGGAATGCCCTGTGTGCGGTGGGCCATGCAGCTGGGAGCCGGAAACGGACACCAGCACATGCACGGTTTGCGGGTACACGCCGCCAAAGAAAAAAGGCCCTGACGGTGACGAAATCTGCCGGGCAGCGCTGGAAGCCTTTGGCGCTGGGCTGCAGGTGATGATGGCCATTGAGGAAATGAGCGAGCTGACAAAGGATCTTTGCAAAAACGGCAGAGGGCAGGAGAACGCCACACACATTGCAGAGGAGATTGCCGACGTGGAGATCATGCTTTGCCAGATGAAGATGCTGTTCGACTGCGCGGGGCAGGTGGAAACCTTCCGCCGGTACAAGCTGGAACGGCTGGCGGGGCGGATTGAGGAGGTGAAGGGATGAGCAATAAACAGACCATCATGCAATTAGCCAACGAGGTTATCAGATACCTAAACGCCTGTGCCGATGAGGCTTTTGTTGAAAGCGTTTTGGAGTGTATCAATGACGGCGTGGAGTTCGGCGAGGACGAGATTAGGGAGGTGGAGTGATGGCGAAGTACATTGACCAGTCTGTAGCGATTGCGCGGCTGACCCATATAGAAGTGACAAAGCCCACGGCTACCATGACGGATGCCAAGCGCGCACTGGCGGATATGTTTCCGGCTGACGTGGCGTCGGTGGTGCATGGTCGGTGGGTTCACCATGATGACGGCGTAGTTACTTGCAGTGAATGCGGAAACGCAGAATCCAGTGAAAGCTACTATTGCAGGTATTGCGGGGCGAAGATGGATCTGTAAGAAACCGGCACAAATGAAAATACGATGGGAAAAGGACACGCTTGACACCGAGGAATGAAAGGCAGGTGGGGCGCATGGCAAGCGGGAGCTATCGGCAGGTGTATGTGGTGTGCCCCTACTATGTGACGGACAACGGCAGAGACAGGATCGTGTGCGAGGGGCTGACCCCCGGCGGGCAGAACCAGACCTTTTACCAGAAGCGGCAGGACTACGCCTTGCAGATGGAG